TGGGTCTTGTTGCCGTTTGGCTTTGCGCTGCATCGCCAATGTGCTCAGGCGCATCGGTGTTGACGTCCAGCAGCCGTAGCGTGCCAAGCCGAACCTCATGTTCGGCCTGTTTCTCGGTCAGCGTCAGCACCGTTCCGACACCGGTATTGTTGGTCCCGGCGACGAAACGCCCGGCTGTCTCCGTGATCGCGTAGCGTGGCATGTGATATTCTTTCCTATCTTTCATTGCGGGAGATTTTCAGTGCTGCAGCTGCCAACTCAGAGCTCAGTGAGCAGTCATCCGCCGGCAAAAACATCCGGCGAGCCGCCGGTAATTGCGCCTGCGTCGATGGCGTCACCGACCCGGGCAATTGACATTGAATTGGCGAACACGGTGGCGCTGCCGCCAGCGATGGAGACCGTATGCGGGAGGCACAGCTTCCCGACGAGGCGCGTGTGCGACGCCGAAGGGTCGCCCCGGCGGGACACACCAATACCGTTGGCGAAGACGTTTCCGCTGCCCCCGGCAATCGTGCTTGCCCCGTCGCAGGGATGGCCCGTTGCAAACGGGTCCCCGATCCGCGCCACTGCTGGCATCTGCGCCTCCGTCAGTTGAGATCGATGCGCGCGCCTGTGATCTTCACGCCTGCGTCGGTCATCTCGATGCTGCTGCCGCCCGTGGAGAGCGTGACCTTCGCCGAGCTCAGCTCGAACAGCGTGCCGCCCACATCGACGCGGACCAGATCATCCGCCAGCGTCATGCGGACATTGCCATAGGTCACGACATTCTCGTCGCCCGCTATGGACGGGCTCGGGTTGCCGCTGTGATGCGTCAGAGGCAGCGCCACCGCCTGCTGGAAATCCCCGCTGGGGGACATTGCCGTGAGCTGTTGACCCACCGTGGGTGGGGTGTGCACGCGCAGCGCCCCCGAGAATTGCGCATAGGGCACCCAAGGCGACAGGAACCGTCCCCCAGCCCCGTGGGCCGGACCCAGGTCCAGCCGGACGCGCTGACGTTCGGGATCCACCTCCGCCACCGTGCCGTGGCGCAGGACACCCGCAAACCGCCGCTCCAGTTCAGCCACGCGGGAGACCAACTCGACCAATTCGCGCACCGCCATCAGGGCGCGTCCTCGGTCACTGTGACCACGCCGGCGCCGGTGCTGATCGCGCCCATGATAAATTCCACCGGGTCCACCAAAGGCGCGTCCCCTGCGCCAAGCCCGAGGCCGTCCGAGACCTCGAGCGGGACACCCAATGCATGCGCCCCGCGACGCCACTCGGGAACAAGCGCGCCCTCGATCTCCGCGCGGATCAGGCGCGCCAGCCCGGCCATTGCCGGATCAGCCTCCATCATTGAGAGCACCTCTGCCCAAACCCCGGAGTGAGGCAGCGGCGCGCCGCCAACCGGCGCGTCGATCAGATCGCATGTCAGCACAAGCTGGCGGGCCGCAAAGCGCACACCGTTCTCGGACGAGGCGCCCCGGCGCGAGAGACGCTGATGGACCCGCGGCACCAGTGTCATCCACACGCGGGCCCACGGCGTGTCGTCCCGCGTCAGTGCCGAGACCACCTGATGCTCCATGATATCCAGCGTCAGCTCCATCCCCTCGTCGGTATGGGGAATGGCAATCGTGATCTGGCCCCCCTGACCATCCTCGGCCGGCACCTCGACGCGCGAGGCAATGGCAAGCTCGATCACCAGATCACAGCGATGCGTGCCGCTGCCGAGATCGCGCCCGCTTATCTCCAGCGCATGCTCATCCGTGGTCAGCACCAGCAGCGGCAAACGCTGCTCGGCGATTGTCTGGTCAATCGGGTCAACCGCGCTGTCGAACACCCGCGCGCCCGCAAGTGTCTTGTCACGCAGCGCGCGCGCCGCCGCAAGGCGCATGGCCAGTCGCGTCAGGCTCATGGCGTCTCATCCTCCAGAACCAGGATCAGGGTCAGGTCCCCCATGTCCGACGGGTGGACTTGCGAAACAGAAAACACCGGCGCACCCGCGCGCCCGGTCAGCGTCAGCGCGTCGCCCTTTTGGGGGCGGGTCACAAGGGACTGAACCGTCTCTGCTGAAAGCCAGAACTCCGCACTCTGCGACACAACCCGCGTGCCGCCGGAAAACTCACCTCCTGCAGAACGACCCTTGAGAGGTCCCCATGCAGGCCCCGCCGAAAACACGCCCGTGACAGTGGTAACCTGGCGGGATGGATCCTCTGCGCGCTCCACATATTGCGCGGAAACGCGCGGTCGCAGGACAGCGACCTCCCCAAAGGCCGCGTCAATCGTCCCGGAGACCTGCGCGTCCAGATCGTCAAAGAGGGTGGACATCCTTTCATCCTTTCAATGCACGCTGGATTACGTCCGCTTGCCCGGGATCAGCACCCGCGGGCGGGTGCAATATTGCAGCGCGTTCATCTGGAACTCGAGGTTCACGCCTTTGCCGTTCTGCATCTCCCATTGCTTGCCGTAGAGGCGCTGACCCGGGGTATTCACCGTCTCGATGTAATCGGCCGGGGCATAGACCGTGCGGAAGAGGCCGGGGACACCCATGGGCACGAGGTGGCACTTGTCGGTCTCGATGCCGACATTCTGGCCACCGCGATAGTTCATCCAGGTGATGCCGCCGAACTCGAAGGCGCCGTAGATGCCGGACGATCCCGAATTGATATACGCGTTGCGCAAGCTCGCCGCGTCGGCATAGCCCTTGTAGGTCTCGCGCACTTCCGGATGGGCGATCAGGTCATCGAAGAAGGCATCCCCGCACAGGGCCATGATGCCCGTATAGGGCAGACCGTCCAGAATGGCGGCCATCTGGCGGATCACCCCGGCGCATCTCTTGCGCAGCGCGCCATCGGCGGCACTGGCATTGTCGAGATCGAAGTCGACCACCGCCTGCTGGCTTTCGCCGAATTCGGTGAAGTAGTCAAAAAGGACGGAGCCGTCCGCGTCGAGCAGTTGGCCGGTCTTGAGGATGTTGAGCCGGTGGTATTCCTCGGTCAGCGCGAAGAACTGGCTGGCCTCTGCGGCGCGGTCGGCGATCTTCTGCTGCAGCCGCTCGACGGCGACTTCCTGACCGAAGGCGCGCACCTGCTGGACCTCGTCGGCATAGATGGCATCGTCCACCTGGAAGTGGGGCACCTTGAGCATGCGCATGGCGCGCTTTGATTTGTCGAAGGTCTGGCCGGGACCGCCCCTTGGGCTGGCGGAGACCAGCATGCGGTTCTGTTCCTTGTCCTTCTCGATGGCGATATCCAGCGTGTCGATGCTGGTAGTCTGGAACAGCCCCATCTGTCCGATGCGGGACGGGGTGTACTTGATCTCACGAAGCGCGTCCGTGAGGCGCATGACGCTGAAAGCGTCCTGACTGAAGATGTTGAGGATCGACATGGGGGGTCCTTTATTGCGTCGGCGCGCCGGGAGATTTGGCTCGCGGGAACGGCTCGCTGCTGTCAGAGCGGGGGATTGGGCACGACAGATCAGCCTGCAGCCTGTGGCGGCAGCGGATCGGATGGAAACTGTGAGGAATTCGGGGCTGGCGTTAGCCCATGGCGACAATCGTCCGCGTTCAGCGCACGATAATGCCGACCGCCGCGAGATCGGCTTGGGCCGAAGCCTTTTCGGCGGCCTGATCACGGTCTGGGTGCCAGGTCAGGATTTTACCGTTCACCTCGGCATCCCGAGTGATGGCGGCAACTGCAACATCACTTGTGGTTGCATCACAGCCATAGAGCGCGATGGCGACGGCCGTCTCGCTGCCATCGGTGGCGCTGACAGCGCTCGCGAGATATTTGCCGCTTGCCGTGATTTTGCCCAGCACCGTGCCCGGGGCGATGATGCCCGCGCCACTTGCGATGGTGATGTTGTCCCGCGAGCGCTGGCCATTGGCCTCGGTCATCAGGAATTCGCCGGGATGCCGGCCTTCAGTCAGAACGGTCATGAGGGGATGTCCTTGGATTGCATGGAGTGCATGTCAGCCGAACCTGGCATTGGCATTGGTGACGGCTTTGGCCCAGCCGGCGATGCTGCGCTCGGCGCGATTGTGGTGATCCGCTGGGGTTTCGGCTCCTAGTTCGGTTTCTTGCGCCGCCCTTTCCGCAATCGTTGTGGGGACCGATGCCTTGGGTGACGCCGTCAGAACTTTCGCTGCATCTTCCGCCGTCATCTCGGTCTCGAGTGCAAGCACCAGCGCCTGGGCCTCTCGACCTTCACTTTCTGGGGCCGTCAGGATGGATTTGATCCGCGATGTGGCCTCGGCCTTGCCGGCGGTGACACCAGCAGCATAGGCTTCCGTCCGGGCCACATCGACAGCAGCCTGCAGATCAGCGGGGCTGAAGGCCGAGGCTTCGCCCTGTGGCGCCTCGGTTTGGATGATTTTAGTCATGGGTCCTCCCTTTCTCTGGGGGCTTGCCCCGGAGGGCGGTTGCGCAAAGGTGGCGATCACCTCGTCGAGGCTCGCCACACGGTCGGCGAGGCCTTGGGCAATGGCATCGCTGCCGAGATAGCTGCGGGCTTCCGTGGCTCGGATCGCATCGGCGCTGATCTGGCCGGCGCGCCCTTCAGCCACGAGACCGACGAACTGGTCGTAGATCTTCATCACCTCCGCTTGCAGGTCACCGCGCACGGCGTCCGAGAGCGGTCCGAACGGATGGCCGTCCACTTTGTGGGCGCCCGCGTGAATAAGCGTCGGCTTGACGCCGCGGTCCTCAAGTTCCCCCGAGCGATCAAAATGGGTCAGCACCACGCCGATCGATCCGACCATCGAGGTCGGCGAGACGACGATCTCACTGGCCGCGCTGGCAATGCCATAGGCGGCAGAAGCCGCGACATCATTGACGAAGGCCAAGACCGGTTTGGCCTGGTTGATGGCACTCACCAGTCTGGCTGTCGCGAACATGCCCGTGGCCTCGCCGCCGGGGCTGTCGATGTCGAGCAGGATCGCCCGCACTTCCGGGTCAGCTCGCGCTTCTCTCAGCTGCGCCGCAATGCCCTCGTAAGACACGAGCCCCGAACTGGCCCCGATCCACGCACCGCGGTTCACCAGACTGCCGACGATCGGCAGGATCGCAACGCCGTTTTCCACGCGCAGCGATCCAATGCTGCCATTGTCACGGCGATATGTGCCAACGAAGCGGTTCGACTGCGGTTCTGGCGCCGCCAATGGCGCGATGCCGATCCGCCCCTGCAACACATGCAGGATCAGATCGACCTTGTCCGGATGCAGCAGCAGCGGCCGGTTCAGAACCCGGCTCGCGATCTGCGCAAGCGACGGTCCCGCGCTCCGTTGAAGATCAGGCTCCAACATATCCCCTGGAAGATCGCTCATCACATCCCTCCTGTTCCCAGAGCAAACCGCATCGGCCGAAGGCTCTGGTGTCGGGCACACTCCTGTTCAAAACCCCGAATGACCGCCAGGAGTCGGTCGGGATGCGCACTGTGATACCGCACCGAGCGTTCCACCCCGTTCGATCCCGCTCGGAACCGCACCTCCATGGCGCCTTCGCCCGCAACAAGCCGAACATAGACCTGCCGCAAGCTGGCCGCCGCCGCGCAGGGGTCAGCCTCATCGATCTGAACTGTCATGGGTCATCCTCCGCATCCGCGTTGGCGGGGTCATCGTCTTGGTCATCTTCGTCACCAGCCTCATCGCCGTCGTCTGCCGCACCCGGACCACCACCCTGCGCTCCCATCATCTGCGGCTCGGGCAGACCGTATTCGGCCCGCAAGGCCCGCTCTTGCGCCAGCTGCTGGTAGACATCGTCCACATCGGCCCCAAGATCGGTGCAGATCATCGCATCCGACATCACGCCAAGCCGCTTCCAGACCTCATGCGCCTTGGCTTTCTTCAGATCATCCGCCTGCGGCCGCGGATCGCCGCGCCACTCCGCCCGGCACGCCGCCGTGCGGTTGGCCATGAACCCGGCAATTCCCCCCGGAAACGGCACGCCGCCCGCTTCGATTTCTTCCTCGAGCCAGGCCTCGTAGATCGGCTGGCAGAACGGCGCCATGATGTTGCGCCGGCGGGCTTTCGTGATCGCGAATATCTCCGTCGTTGCCGCCTGCAGCGACGAATAGGTCGCCCCCACATTGTCGCCCGTGGCGCTTTCATAGGTCAGCCCAAGGCACCGTGCGAGTTCCCGCAGCAGATGCATCGAGAAGGCCGCGTATTCCGAAGACGGCTGGTTGGCCGTGTGGAAGGTCAGCTCCTGACCTGGGAACAGATGCGCCAGCCGGCCATTGATCCCGACATCCAGCGTGCTGTCGTCATAATACCCCGCCACCATCTCGATATAGGCCTCCATCGGCGACACACCCTGCGCCAGCATCTGCGCCTGCTCCTGCGGCGTCAGCAGACCCGCCAGCACCTGCTCTGTCGGCTCGTCCGAGGTGATCGTCACCGCAAAGAGCGTCTGCACGATCGCCGCCATCAGCGTGGCATCCGCCAACTGGTCGAACTGCCGCGCCACCTGCAGCGCCGGAACCAGCGGCGAGATGCCCCGATGCGTGCCCGGCGCACCCTCGAAGACATGGATGACCCGCGGGCGTCCCGCCCGGTCCCGTGCCCGCACGTCATATTCCACATCATGACGAAACAGGTCCTTGCGGATGGCCCTGTAGCCCACCGGCATGCCGTCAGCATCCGTGTAGACCCCGTTGATCAGCCGCCGCAGGCTTTCGGTCTTGCGCGATAGCCGCTGCGGCGGCAACAGGCGCACCTTGGTGCCGTAGCGGTTCCATGGGCGTTTGCGCCAGGGCAGCTCTGCGAGGATTTCCCCGGTCACCAGCCAGGACCGAAACGCCGCCGCCTGCATCTGCCCAAACGTGCGCAGGCCCTGAATGTCGCATTCCTGGGCACTCCGGGCCCAGAGCTCGAACCGCCGCTCCACCGTCTTGGCCCAATCGGACGCCTCCGCAGGCGTCATGCCGAAGGTCTCGTTCTCCGGCAGGGCCTTCAGCTGCAGCCCCGTGCCCACGGTATTTGCCACACATTGCTCCATGGCACCGGCCAGCCAGCCGCTGTTGTGCAGCAGGTCCTTGACCCGGGCCGCCGCATCATCCCAGGCCTCGCCGATATCGTCCTGCGCCTCCCGAAGCGCAGGCTTCCAGCCCGCAAAGGTCACACCCCGACCGCCGCGCATGTATTTGCCCGAGGGGCGGGGGAATGGGGCAGGCCCTTGTGGCAGGCCAAGCGGTATCGCCTCTGCAAGGAGAGATTTGAGCCTTTGAATCATGAGCAATTGACCTTATAGGGCGCGCTGCGGCTTGAGCGCGCCTGTTCTGCGCCAGCCGCGCGCCGTCACCTCCACTTTCTTGGGCGATACGTGGGTCGGTGGCGGCGCATCAGATACCTCAAACAATATTCATCGTTCTTGCGATCTGCGCCGCGTCTGGGCTTTACGTCGTATCGTAGAGCGAGACTCGTGACGAACCGCGCCTGCATTCGCCTTTGTCGCTGTGTTGTTGGCGCGCGCATCGACACGGGCACCGGCAGCGCCCCCAACCATTTTCTCAATGGTCATTGCCACCACTCGGGGCGCTGCCACCACGCGCGGTGATCCGCCGCGCTGCACGACCCTTATAACACCTTCCCTGTTCCGTCTTCGCAGCTATTTGTTCAGCCTGCTGCCGTGGCGCGCAAATCGCGCCCGCAGCGCGCCGCCGCCTCCGCGGTCTTTCGAGACTTGCGATGTTGGCGGCGGCGCTTCGGGATCCTCGCCATCCACCTGCGTTCCATCATCTCCCCCGGGCACCGCCGCCTCGCGCTTCGGGGCCCGCTCAACGCCCTCCGGAATGCGCTGCACATTCATCGTGTACCCGATCGCGGCACAGAGCGCCTCGCAGTCGAGATAGTGGTTGTGACGCGAGCGTTTCACCCAGACCGGCTTGCCCTCAATCACCACCCGGGCCTCCGAGGTCAGCTGCTTGCAATACTCCTCCGTGATCGCCTCATGCACATGAAACGCCCCCGGCTGATCCGCCGGCGTGCGGATGCGCGACATCACCAGCGACTTGAAGAAGTCGGTCGACAGCGTCACCAGATCGATCGAATAGAGCGCCTTTTTTCCGTCCGGCTTCACCTCGATCTTAGAGACCCGGTAGGGCGGGCTCTGCTGATCCCGCCCCTTGGTGGGCGAACAGAGCCAGCTGTAGCGGCGGCAGAACTCGTAGACCTTGTGCTCATTGCCCAGCTCCGGCTTGTCCGGCCGGAAGCCTGAGTCAATGAACACCTTCTCGATCTGCAGCCCACCCACCTGTGTCAGCATCAGATCGGCCAGGGCCGACCAGACGTCATCGTCCTCCGTCGGACCGTAGAGCTCGCCATGGTCGATCAGCCACGATGTTCCCCGCGCGCCAAAGGCCCGGATCACATAGACGAGGCTGAACTTCTGCACATCCACACCCATCACGAGCCGCAGCCCACCCGCGGGCACATCCCCGGGCCGGTAGGGCTGGCGCCGCTCCAGGATCTCCTGCCAGTCCGGCACATCCCCCGAGGCGGTCATGGCATGGCATTCGCCAAAGCCTGCATTCATCGCCGTCTGGATGCGGCCATGATCCCCGGACTGCAGCGCCGTGAGATAGGTCTCCGCCCGCTGGCCCCAGGTCACGAAGGGCGAGCAGAGCCCAGAGGTCCACATCGACAGCGTGGCGCTGTCTGCCGGTGCGCCCGTGACATGCGCCGCGTCATCCTTGAGCGCCACCTGCTGCCCCGGTGCGACCATCGCGCCCCGGGCATTCATCCAGACCTTGTCGGTCTCCACATGCTGCGCGCCGCAGCGCGGGCATTCCAGCGTTGCGGCCTGCTTGGCCTGCGCGGGACTGGCCGTCTTCGGCCAGCGCAGCTGCTTGAAGCGCGGGATGAAGTAGTCCGCGCAGGACCGGCAGGGCCAGGCCCAATGGTGCCGC